AACGATCCGCGTATTACGGGACCCGGACCCGCGAACAGATGGTAGCAGTTGATCAGGACCTAATGAAGGACCAACATCCTTCAATGCCGATATCTAATAATCGGCAAAGTCGTGTATCCTTCGGAGGCACAAGAGGTGACTCCGAGTAACTTTTGAGGTGCTATTATGGCAAATTCTAACGGATCCTATGGGCTTCGTCCTGTAGGTAAACTTGGTCAGGCGACCAATTCTACCGGTATGACAGAATATCGCATAGCTTCAGACAACTCCAACCCTATCTTCCAAGGCATGGCGGTTATTCCGTTGGCTGCGGGCGTGATTGACGATCTACAGGCTGCGGCCGGTGGTAACGTGTCAATCGTTGGTGTGTTTGGTGGCTGTGAGTTCGTCTCGTCAACTACTGGTGAGACCGTCTTTTCCAACAACTGGCCCGGTTCTGGCGCGGATTCTAATTTCCCCGTCAAAGCCTTTTTGTATGATGATCCAAATCAACTGTTCACCATTGCAACATCTAATGTTGTGGCCGGTCAGAACACTGAAGCGGAAATTCTTACATCTGTGTTCGCAAACATCGCGTTTGCAACAGGCAACAGTGGTTCTACAACTACTGGTATTTCTTCTGCATCCGCAGATTTAAATACAGTCGCAGCTACCAACACTTTGGCACTCCGTATTATGGGCATACAAAATGACCCAGACAATTCGGATTTCACTGTCGCTGGTATTCCATTAATCGTTCGTATCAACAACCACTTCAATGCGCCTACTGGTTCCATTGCTGCTGGCACTGTTGCTACGACCGGCGTATAAGGGGGACTAACATATGGCTATTTCACGCGCACAACTAGCGAAAGAGCTTGAACCAGGTCTCAACGCCTTGTTTGGTATGGAGTACAGTCGTTACGAAAACCAACACGGCGAGATCTACACAACTGAATCATCAGACAGAGCGTTTGAGGAGGAAGTTATGTTGGCCGGATTTGGCTCGGCACCTACAAAATCTGAAGGTTCCGGCATTTCGTTTGACGATGCTAACGAAGCATATACAGCTCGTTACAACCACGAAACCGTTGCGCTTGCGTTCTCTATAACAGAGGAAGCAATCGAGGACAACTTGTACGACCGTCTCGGCAGTCGTTACACACGCGCCCTCGCCCGCTCAATGGCCCACTCTAAGCAGGTTAAAGCCGCTGCGGTACTGAACAATGCGTTCGCCGCTGGTGCATCTGCTGGCGGAGACGGTGTTGCACTTTGCGCCACTGATCACCCGCTTACAAACGGTGGAACTTTTGCCAACGAACCATCAACTGCTGCTGATTTGAACGAAACTTCTTTGGAAGACGCTCTTATCAACATCGCTGGTTATGTTGACGAACGTGGCTTGAAGGTCGCTCTCCGCGGCATGAAGTTGATGATCCCACGGCAATTGCAATTCGTTGCAGAGCGCCTGATGGTCTCCAACCTTCGCGTCGGTACTTCGGACAACGACACTAACGCAATTCGTTCAATGGGGATGTTACCTGAAGGCTATGCCGTCAATGACTTCCTTACTGACCCAGATGCGTTCTTCATCAAAACTGACGCGCCTCGCGGCTTTGTTCACTTTGAGCGGACTCCGCTTTCCACTAACATGGAAGCAGATTTCGACACAGGGAACATGCGCTTCAAGGCACGGGAGCGTTACAGCTTTGGCTTTAGCGACCCACGTTGTGTGTTCGGCTCACCTGGCGCATAACTAAAAGTCTATCTATAAGAGGGGGCTGCTTCGGTGGCCCCTTTCTTTTTGTTTTAGAACCGTGTACTGTTTGGGCATCCCTGACAGTCGTATTTTGCGGCTGACTTAACCCTGACAGGAGATTCTCATGGGTAATTCTACTTTCTCAGGACCAGTGCGTTCTGAAAACGGCTTCCAGCAAGTCACTAAAAACACAACAACTGGTGCAATTACACCTTCACAATTTGCGTTGCAGACGATTGCCACCACAGGCAACAATGTCGTTGACACAAGCACAGGCACAGCCGCTGGTGCAAACAACGCCAGCCTAGACACTGGCGCAACAATCTTTGGTATCGTGCCAAATGCAATTGGTGCTGGAGTTCCAGCCGCTGGTACAAATCACTTTGTGAGCAAGGTTGACGGCACCATCGTATCCACATGGATTATCGACCTTCACGCGGGCTATAAAAGCGGCGGTGCTGCTGGTGACGCTGTTGGTACGGCTGGCGCAGCTTCAGCACACATTGGATCGATTACTAAAGAAGTAAACGGCATTCCAATGCTCATCGAAATGGGCTGTGTCGAGGTCCCAACTGGCGGCGATCCAGACATTAACTTAGATTGTTCCGCTACAGGAACTACAGCACAAGACGCAGCCTTGACAAGTGGTACAAACCTCTTGAACAACGGTGACCTATCTTTAGGCTTTTACGCCACAGCAGATGCTGGGGCTACTCTTGCTGCTATGACTAAGAAGTTTTTGTATCTCACCACTGGCGCTGCCACTGACGCAGCGTACACGGCTGGTAAAGTATGGATTCGCATCACTGGCATGGCCGTGGACCATGACAATTCATAATAATCTTTGTGGGAGCTTCGGCTCCCACCATTAATTTCTAGGAGATTAACATGGCAGGATCAGACGTAACCCCAGTCATCATCAGCGATGAGGTGGCTTTAGACGCGGATGGAATTTCAACAGCCACTTCAGTGGGCAACAACGCAGCCTTGGTTATTGGCGGGGCTTTAGCTTCTGGCGGAAGCGTTACAAACGCCTCTGCACGACAGGTTACAATTTTGTCCGCAGGAAACGATTCTTCAAAGTCGTTTAATATAGTTGGCACAGATGTAAATGGTGCGGCACTTACCGAAAACCTTACGGGCGCTAATGCTGGAACAGCAACCAGTGCTGGTTATTTTAAAACAATTGCAAGCATAACTGCGGTTGGCAATCCCGCAGGAAACGTATCCGCTGGTATTAATGCTAATGCGGCAGGTGTAATCTTCGCAGGACGCACTCGTTTGCAAGGGTTTTCTTTTTATTCTGGCGGAACCGCTGGAATAGCTAACCTACGGAACGGTGGTGTTACAGGCACAGAACTAATCCAGTTTCGCTCGATTGGAACTGACAACGCTTCTGACGACCCGTTTATGCCGGATGAGGGCGTACTGTTTAAAGATGGTTGCTTTGTTACATTCGTTGTCCCGCAGTTTGACTTGATGATGTTCTACCACGCATAAACTTTAGGGTGGCTTGATATGGCTAAGATCGACAAGTCCAAGATGAAATGCAACGTACCCAAGCGCCAGATTTCTGGCGGTAAAAAGTCCGTTGTAAAGGCTTGCGATAAAGGTAAAGAAAAAATCATCAGGTTTGGCGATGCCAATATGACCATTAAGAAGTCCAACCCTAAACGGCGCAAATCGTTTCGTGCACGGCACGGGTGCGATACAAAGAAACTTGACAAGCTGACGGCCCGTTACTGGTCCTGTAAGATGTGGTGACGGGATGAAGATTGACATACAACATGTTTTTTCTGTCTTGGGCTTGGCTTTGTTGGGCTGGGCATCGTTACAGGTGTATCAGTTAAACGCTAATGTTGCGGTGGTGTCGTATAAAGTTGACGAGAACCACGATATGATAAAGCCTATGTGGCAAGACTTTTTAGTACGGAGGGCCAAGTATGACTTTATCCCGATCACAGATGTCCAAACAGATTTCCACGCCTCCAACACGGAGAAGAACAAATGACGAAAGACGCTTGCTACAAGAAAGTAAAAGCACGTTACAAGGTTTTCCCAAGCGCCTACGCCTCGGGAGCAATAGCAAAATGTCGAAAGGTGGGCGCGTCAAAGTGGGGCGAATCTTCTAAGAAGCGTAAACGTCCTGTTACAAAGAAGTTAAAAGACGGGGGCTTTATTGCCCTGGGCTGTGGCGAAGTTGCAGAGAATAGACGCAAAGAAACAAGAACCTTCTGATGGCTGTACGCAAATCAAAAAAAGGTGCGGCACTCAAGCGTTGGTTCAAAGAGGGCTGGGTAGACGTCAAGACTGGCAAACCTTGCGGTCGCAAGAAGGGCGAGAGCCGCGGCACTCCGTATTGCCGTCCAAGTAAGAGGGTGAGTTCAAAAACACCTAAGACGTCTAAAGAAATGACAGCGGCGGAAAAACGTAGTAAGATACGCGAGAAGAACAAACTTGGACAACCTGCGGGCAAGCCTCGTAGAGTGTCCGCCGCTAAACGTAAAACAAAGGAGTATTGAAGATGCCGCAACCTGGAAAATTACCTAAAAAGCGCAGAGGCCAAGGAGCTAAACGAAAGGCACTTCGTCAGTCACCTAGGAATGAATTTAGGGACAACAAACCTGGGGCCGCAGAAAGCGACTTTTTCCGCGGCCTTGCCCGCAACTTTGAGGAAGACCGCGCGCCAACATCGTCAACGCCACTGTATGACGAACTTCCCACTCCACTGCGCGTTCCACCTGAAAAACTCGACATGAAGTATAGCGGCCGTGGTGATGGGAGTGCTGAACGCTTAGATCTGATAAGAAAAGAAGTTATTAGGAATAAAACATTAGACAAAGCTAGGAGAGCTGTCCGAACAGGCTCTGGGTCCTCCTCCACAACATCGCCAACCGTGGGTAAAGCCAAGGGCGGCATGATTTCTACAAAACGCTACATGAACGGCGGCATGGTTATGTCTGGCCGCGGTGTACGCGACACAAAGATGAGCTAATACAATGACAGTATCAAACTCAAGAGACTTTAATCTCG